CTTTCGCTGGCTCTGGGCATTGTATCCGCCCAGGGGTTCCTGCAACAAAAAACGCCCGGCATGGCCGGGCGTTCAGGTGTGGTGGGCTGTGAAGGATTCGAACCTTCGACCTATTGATTAAGAGTCAGGGTCGCGTACGTTCAGAATCAATGCCTTGGAGTTCCATTTATTACGGAGGCTGGCCCGTGGAACGCCCACCCCAGTTGGGTCGGCCTCTCTATTTTACGGAGGCTTGCGGCGGTTGATTGACCATCGCATCATGCCACCGAAGTGCACCCTCAACTGCCACAAGGAAGAAGACCCATGCGCAAATTGCTCATCTCGGCCGCCCTGCTGCTGGCCACCCTCCCCGCCCTCGCTGACTCCATTGCGATCGATGGCAAGCTGATCACTGATGGCGACGGCCCCGGCAAGGTCATGCAGGTGGCGGGAAAGCCTGACCGGATCGTGCAGCTGGAGACCAAGTACGGCGGCGCCGCCGGCGAGCGGTGGGAGTACTACCGCGACGGCAAGACCATCCTGATCGAATTCCACGGCGGCAAGGTCACCTCGATCACCGAGGTTCGCTGAGTACCCCGACAGCCAAGCTCACAATAGCTGCGCCTGGCTGTCGTCCCAGTTCTTGATGATCAGCTCGCCCGCCGCCTGGTCGCGGCCGACCTTCCCCACGGTGTAGTGGATCTGCAGCGGGTACATGGCCATGCCGTCGAACACGCGGCGGATATCCGGGTGGTCGTTGATGGACAGGATGACTTTGCCCTGCGCCGATCGCATCAGGCTGGCCATTTGCTCGTATTCCGCGAAGGGGAAGTCCACGCCGTAGCCTTCGGTCTCCCAGTACGGCGGATCCAGGTAGTGCAGCGTGGCCGGGCGATCGTAGCGCTGCAGGACCTCGTGCCATGGGCCGTGCTCGATGATGACGTTGGCCAGGCGCAGGTGGACCATGCTCAGCTCCTCCTCGATGCGCAGCAGGTTGAGCTTGGGACCGTTGCCGCTGGCCACGTAGCCGAAGTTCTGGCCGTGGACCTTGCCCCCGAAGGCCAGCTTCTGCAGGTAATAGAACCGCGCCGCCCGCTGGATGTCGGTCAGGGTTTCCGGCCGTTCCATCTGGGCCCATTCGAACATCTCGCGAGACACCAGGCTCCAGCGGAACATCCGCACGAACTCATCAAGGTGGTGCCGCACGCAGCGATACAGGCGCACCAGCTCGCCGTTGATGTCGTTGAGCACTTCCACCTTGGCCGGATACGGCCGCAGCAGTAGCGCGGCCGCGCCGCCGGCGAAGGCCTCGACGTAGCACTCGTGCGCGGGGAAGTGCGGGTATAGGTGCTTCAGCAGGCGGCGCTTGCCGCCTGGCCACGGGATGATGGGGTTTGGCATTGCGTGTCCTTTGTTATGCTCGCCCCGCCCCTGCAGGGGTGACGGAGCCATGGCTGGGACACGTGTTCACCCACGTGGATACTGGCGACCGGCGGCGTGTTAGCGCACGTCGTCGGTCGCTCCGTCTTTAGTCGATCGGGTGAAGAATCTCCTCGATCTCAGGCAGGTCTACCGTTTGGCCCTTCAGGTGGTGAGTGCAGTCGTCGAGGAACTGGATCCGACCGTCGGTCACGAAGGAATGGCAGACGCGTGGCGCGTTGTGCTGCGCGGTCCAGCTGGCCAGGATTGAAGGCTGCAGCGTGGGCCGATCGGCGTTGCCGTTGTATTCCCACGACGGGCCGCTGAAGCCCACCATGGCGCCACGGACGTGCAGCAGGTGGGTGAGCTGGCACCCCGGGCAATCGAACATCACGGCATAAACCACGCTGCCCTCGCGATCCTCCTCTACACGTGCCATCAGCCTTTGATCTCCGGCGGATCTTCACCATAGGTGCGCTCGTCCTGGATTCGCCCATTTTTGCCCTTGATCAGCAGCTGGCAGTTGACGCCGGCGGCGCGGGAGACGTGGCAGCGGGTGACCGCCATGGCGATCGCGTCGTCTTTCTTTTCGCACCAGTCCACCACCACGCTGTCGCGGGTGATGTTCCAGCGGCCGTCGTCGGCCGGCAGTACTTCAAAACGGATGCGCTTGCTCATACGGTCAGCTCCACGAGTGGCAGATTGGGTGCGGTTTCAACCACACGGCCGTCCTGCACCCACACGTTGTAAGGAATGGTGCCGCCCAGCTGCCCTTGGGCCCGGATGGACGCACCGTCGAAGGTGGCCAGGCTGCTGGTGCCATCCGCGTTGTGCGCGGTGACGGTGGCCAGCGTTCGCGGCGAGCCACCGACCAGTGCGCCGAATTGATCCCACAGTTCAGTTCGCATCGCTGTAGTGCCTCTCCAGGGTGAGCGTCTGCTCGATGACGGTGGCGCGGCTGTCCATGCGCACGTCGATGCGCACGCCGGTGCACAGGCCTGGCCACGTGCCTTCCTCCGACTGCACCTCCACCAGGTCCAGCGGCAATACGCGGCCGGTTTGGCCCTCGCCCAGCGGCTCGGCGAAGAGCGGCAGCACAAGGTCGATGCTGGCTTGCTCGCCGCGATCGCTCAGGATGTTGCGGCCTCGCTCGGCCGCCACGGCGCCCGTGTTGATCAACGCGCTGCTGGCCATGGGTGCATACAACGTGCCGGCCTCGCCATCGCGCTTGATGGTGGCCGTCACGCCCTTTCCGGCGATCTCGCCGGTGACCACCACGGCGTCGTACAGCGGCGCACTGCGCACCTGCAGCTGCTCGGCGGTGACGATGTCATCCTGCAGCACGGCATCCGGCGCGGTTTCCGTCCAATCCCACGGGCTGGTCGGGTAGCGCGGCCGCACGATCAGGGTCAGGTCTTCCGGATCCGACTGCACCACGGCACCACTGGCCTGCGCGACGCGGGTGATGGCCTCCAGCGGCGTGGTGGCGTCGTAGTAGAAGGCGCCGGGCGGCACCAGCCAGTCCACGGTGTCGTAGGTGGCGCTGTAGTCGGTGTCGGCCAGCTCCTCGTCGACCAGCTGCGCGGCCAGGCGCTCTTCGGTGGTGATCTTGGCTCGCTGCGGTGCGTACGGCGCTTCCAGCAACGCGGTGCGTGAGCGGCCGGTGATGCGGATGTTCTGGGTGTTGAACTCGCGATTGCGGCTGTAGCTCTCGACCAACGCGGTCCAGATGTAGCCGTTGAGCGCGATCTCGATCTGCCGCGGGCCATCCACGGTGGGCTTGAGCAGGGTCAGCTGATCCGGATTGATCAGGTTGAGGTCGAAGTTGTAGCCCCAGGAGTCGACGCTGCCGCTGATGGAAATGCTGTCGACGTCGATGGGACTGCGGTCCGGCAAGCGGACGACGGTTACGGTGTTGGTCACGATGTAGGTCCTGCGTTGCGGGCGCACCGCGTAGCACGCGGTGACGCCAAGGTTGAGTGGCACGATGCCGGCGACGCCCACGATCGGGCAGCCGAGGTTCAAGCCGACGCGATCGCCGGGCGGGAACGGCGAGTCGTCGCCGTCAGGTGGCGTGGGCGGACGTGGTGGCAACACGACCCACGGGATCTGCGGCGCCTGCCCCCACGGAATCTTCCAGGCGCGCTTGGCCAGCAGCGGATTGAGCCAGCTGAATTCCGCATCACGCCGACTGGTCAGCAGCCTGGCCAGCCAGGGCATGCTGCGCGCCAGGCGTGCGAGTCCAGGATTTCGCCACGGTGCGGTGGCGGCACGGTCCACCAGCTGCTGCTGCCGCCACGCCATGCTTCCCGAACGCTGTGCACGCGGAAGGCTTGCCCACGGCAGTGTGATCGAGGCACGCGCTGTTGGCATGCGACCCTGCCAAGCAAACGACACCGTGCGCACGTGCCTCGGCGGCGTACTCCACGCCAGATCGATCGCCCGCCGCTGCAACGCGGCTTCACCCCAAGCGCTGCGCATGCCACGACGATGCTGCGGCGCCTGACGCCACCCCGTGGCGATCGGCCGCTGCAGCGCGGCGGCTGTGCCCCATGGGATGCGGCTGTCGGTTCGGAAGCCGCGAATGACGGGTTCTGGCGGATCAGGTGGAACGTAGTCCCAATCAACGCCGAGATTTAGGGGGACGTGCGACCCTGAGCCCACATAAAGCGGACCCAGGTTCAGTCCAACGTAATTGCCGACGGGAGCTGGCATTGATCACGCCATGAGTGCTGGTTGCACCCAATCCTGAATGGCCGCGTTTAGTAAGCCCGTTTCATCAAATCCGACGACGGTATAGAACCTGTTCGGATCCAGATATTCGACCAGCCACGTCCCGTCAGATTCGCTAACGACATGAGCTACGCAATACATGCTTCCGCGCTCGTAGACACAGATGCGAACACGCGACGGTACGTTACTCTTCTTGGCGCGACCATCAGGGTCATCTGGGTCGGGCGTCGCCGGCGCTTCGCCTGCAAGGTACCCATGTCCGGAAATGCCGTAATGCGGCACCGATATCAACCCGAGCTGCTGACATGCGATAGTCATTCATCACCACGCATTTATGACGTCAAAAAACACTTGCCCGATGTCGCTGGTGCTTGGATTGACGTTCGATCCCGAGTAGTCCTTCACATATAGCTCAGTTCCAACAGGCAAATCTTGCACGTCAGTCTTTACATCTCCGTTTGCGAATGGCCGATGGTGTAAAGGCGAATATACATTTGGCAGATAGCCTCTTAGAACATGTGCACCCGCTTCTTTTAGAAGAATGCGCTCGATGAGTAGGCCACCGGTCACAGGATGCGGATAACTGGCCTCAACATTGCCACCCCTCCAAGCGGCACCAGTCACACTAAGAATTCCTGAAATAGGCGCGGCACCGGAAGCGGCTGAGTGACTACGCAAGGTCCAGCCGCCTTGCCCGACACTCGATCCTGACAACGCATTACCTCCATAGAACAATGAGTTCACGGTGGTATTGCTGCCTGTAAATGAAGTCAATTGGTTGCTGATAACTGCAAAATTGTAAGCGTCGCCCGGCTTAAGCGAAACGAAGTCCCCAAAGAAAGCCGGGAAGTATGGAACGCCAGTCAATCCACTGATAGTCGTAGCTGGTGCGTTAACGAAGAAGTATGCGAATTTCTCACTTGCAACAATGCACCAAGCTCTCGCAGTTGAATCAAGTGTCGTTGATTTTACGAGGATTACTCCGTTGGCTAATTGAGCAGTAGTTGGCCCAGGATCAGTTCCTGTGTCTACATCCGACATCGTTTTATATGCACGAGCAAGCGCATGCCTGGCATTGCTTCCGCCCACGGCCGAGGAGTCATCCACACGAAGATAGCCCCCAGTGCCGGTCACAGCACTGTTCCGGAAGGCGCGCTTATTCGTAGCAGTGAATGCCCGTGTCCAGCCAGCGGGGCTCTTAGCCGTTGGCCCCGTGCCGTAGCCATCCACTAGTACAGCATCAAGCAAGGCAGCAAGAGACCCCACCTGACCAGTGAGCACCGGTGCGCCAGGATCTGTACTCAAGTAGACAGAAGGAATCACGCTCACGGGGTCACCCCCGCGCTATTGCCCACCACCTGGAAGCGAAAAGAATCCGTCACCTCTTCTGGCGTGCCCGCCAACGTAGTGCGCACCATCCAGACCGGCGCTAGCCCTCCCACCGTGTTGAAGCGCAGCGCGTTACCCGTAGCCCAGCCTGTGCCCCACCCGTCATAATCAATCGTGAAATACGGCAAGCCCGTGCGCGGATTCTCGGGCGCACAATCCGTGCCCGTCACACCGGTCCCGATCGTGCCCACGGTTTCGCCCACAATGTCGAACGTCGTCGCATTCGTGAAGCGCAGCACCCAACGCTCAGTGATGGCATCCGCGTTGGTCACCACCAGCGGATAGTCCGTGTCGTTGAAAGTGCCAGACGCGGCACTGCCGATCAGCGTGTCTTGCCAGACATTCGTCCACGTCGCCTGGTCGAACAACCCCTGCACACGCGCCTGCAGATCCAGTGACCCATTGGCCTCGCCCAGGCGCAGCGCCGTGCTGATCATCGTGCTGTCGGCCGGGAAGTCATGCGACAACGCCGTATTCAATTCGATATCGCCCGTGATCTGCACCGCCGCCACCAAACGCCTGTCATCGATACGATGACTGATATGGATGGGCAGGTTGTAGGCCGACAGGTTCAGCGGGTCACTGAAGACCAGCTCACCCACGTCCAGGTCCACCGTGTACCAGCTGCTCAGCACCGGCACGCCGTCATCGTCCCGCACCTCGATCTGCGCAATGCGATCGCGCCCGAAGTCCACCACCTGGTTGGCCGTGGGCGACGCCACATCGATCACCTCTGTGTTGTGGATCAGCACCGTCTGGCCAGGCTTGAACGCCGGCACCCGACCGTCGCTGGGCAGGCGGTTCGGATCCAGACCCACTACCACCGGCGACAGCGGGATGGAGCGATACACCACCGTGTTGAAATAGATGGTGCTGGGGATCATCAGGAACGGCTTCCACACGTTCAAACCGACTACGTTGGCCACGTCGTACCACGGCTCGCCCTCATTGCCGGACGCCGTGACCATCTCACCGAAGCGCACCTTCACCACGCCGGAATCCCAATCCACCGTGCCCTCGATCAGGTCACCGGTCAGATTGCCACTGATATCGCTGGTGGCCGTGACCAGCTCACCATCGAGCGTGGTGGCGCGCATCGTGAATGCGCCTGGGCGCAGTGGCGAACCGGGCGTGCGGAAATACAGCGCGTCGGTACCGGGCTCGAAAATCTGGCTCAGCAACGCCTGGATGCTGACCGCATTGCTGCCGCCTGCGGCCCATGACGTGATCACCGCATAGCCGCTGGCGTAGTCCACGATGCCGGCATAGGTGCCGCTGCCGCTGACAGGGTCGATGCCGTAGTACAGCGAGCCACCGCGGTCCACGTAGGTGCGGCCCTTGAACGTGAAGCGGACACTGCCCGGCACGATCGCATCGATGATGCCCGGAGTCAGATCCAGCTTGACCGGCGGCAAATCGATCTCTGCAGTCTCCGTGGTGGATCCGCTGGCGGCTTCCTGCCACTTCACCACCACAATGGTGCCGCCACTGAAGTTGGCCGTACCAGCAGCGCGTGTGCTGCCCGACACGCGCCAGTACTCGCCGCGGTTGACCATCTTCACGTAGTTGGGAAACGAAATCTGGTTGATGGTGATCTGGCCGACCTTCACGCTGACCGCACCGGTGGTGTAGTCGATGGTGCCCAGCGTGGTGGTGAACCTGGCACCCGCCGCGCTGACGCCAACGATGTTGCCGGCACCGTCATCCTTGGCAATCATGCGCACTGCGATGGTGGGCGCACCCAGATCGTCGTTGTTGCTGGGGCGAACGCTGGTCAGCCAGTCCAGTGTGAGTGAGCCCGCACGCGCCGGCACATCAGGCAGCGTGAACGACACGATGCCGCTTCCGTCAGGCACCGGCGTCAGGTTCGATGACAGCGAGCTGGACCACTCGTACTCGCTGCTGATCAGGCTATTGCTGTCCGGCAACGTGGTCAGCGTGAGATTCACCTCACCACTGGCGTAGGCGATGGTGCCGACCGCCGTGGCACCCACTTCAAGGACACCGGCGCCATCGTCGGTGGCCACCACCGGTGAGCCAGACACGATCCAGCTGATCTCGACCGTGCCGGGCTTGATGTCCTCGTTGGGAAGCAGGAAGTTGAGCTTGGGCGGCTCGATGTCGGAGTCACCGTCTCGACGCTCCGTGGTGACGCCCGTGCCATAGCTGCATAGAACGGCGGAATCCACGTCGGGAAGTGCGCCCGCGGTCAGCACAACGCTGCCGGTGGTGTAGTTGACGGTGCCGCTGCCCTGCCCCGGCTTGCCGATCAATTGGCCCGTGCCGTTGTCGGCCAAGCGAATCCAGCGGCCCAGGGCACGGTAGTCCACCACCACCGTGCCCGCAGCAGGCAGCGGATTGAGCGTGAACAGGTAGTTGTAGCCCTGGTTGCCTATGGTGATGTCGATCTTCTGCGTGAAACCCTGATCCACCACCTGGCCTGCCGGCGTGGCCAGCACATTGACCGACGTGGAACCCACGCCCGCGTCATTGATCACCGACACGCTGCCGGCGGCGTAGTCCACGCTGCCATGCCAGGGCGACAGGCCGGCAGCCACAAGGTTGCCACTGCCATCGTCCGTCAGATCCACGCTGCCGGCGGTGACCTTGACGGATCCACGGGCAAAAGGACTGCCCAGGAAGCGGGGCACGGCAACGCCCGCCGAAAATGCACTGCTGAACGTAAGCGCCAGCGCATCGGTGTCACCGGCCTGCGGATAAGTCACGGTGCCCAGACCGGCCAGCTGATCCACGACGGGCGTCTCTGCCTGCGTGGACGGCACGATGGGCACATAGGGGGAATCCACCTTGACGGACAGATCACCCACTTCGGCATCCGCCACCAGGCGCTTCACGCTGTAGTAGCTGGCGGCGTCCACGGTGTTGGTTTCATACACCAAGGACGGCGGCTTGATCGACGTGCGGCGCGAGGCCTCTTGGCCATAGAAGTCATACAGCAACGCACTCACGATTTCGATCACGATCACATCGCGCTCGAATGCGCCGACGTCGTCATAGAAGGTCTCGGTGGTGCGCGCCAGGATGCTTCGCACGCGGATGTATTGCTCGTGCGGCGTGTAACCTGCGGCGTCCGTCGCAAGGCACAAGTTGTCGTTGACCTCCGGCGTCGCCGCGTCCTTCATGCAGTAGAGGTTGATGGCCATCTGCCCGATGAAGTGATTGCCGAACAGCACGTAGCGCGACTGCACGCCCTTGGTGATGTAGCCCTCGACGCGGTTCTTGGCTTCCTCGCGCACGTCGCTGTAGCTGCCCGTGGAGAACATGGACATATGCACGTGGCTGTCCATGGGCGGGTTGATGATGATGCCGATCGCATCCTTCAGCACGTCGGTGTCGGCCGTATCCACGTGCACGAACATCTTGCGCAGCGTACTGCGACCGGTCGTCCGCTCTTCGTCGCCGATGTCAGGGAAGAGATTGTTCATCTCGCCGTCGACGATTTCGGCAGCGACCATGCGGCCGCCGCCATCAGGGTTGTCAGTGAGGCGCTGGGACTTGCGCAGCTTGATATCGAGTGCAGTGATGGGCATGGGTTACACCGTCATAAGGCGAAGGGTGACGGCGAAGAAGTCGCCATCGGCCGCGGGGGAAATGAACTTGAGAGGCTTGGCCTCAATGGCCGCACCGGACGTGCGCCGCCAGACCACGCTGAACGTGCGCGTGCCCGTGTTGTGGGCCGGCATGACCAGCGTCATGGGCGCGGCACCAGGCACCTCTTCAAGCGCCTGCAGGAAGCGCAGCGTGGACAGCGACACCACCGCCACCCAGTTGCCGCCTTCCTGCTGCGACTCGAGGGTGATGGGGCGGCCAGCTTGCTGCGCTGACTCCTGGATGATCTGTGCGCCGGTCAGGGTCAACTTGACCGCCTGGCCGACTTTCCAGGCGGTGAATTCGTCCGACCAGTTCAGGTCGTCGGGCAGCTCAATGCCTGCCAGGGTGAGGTCGCTCATCGGCGCGTGCTCCTGCGGATTGCGACGGACCTGCTGCGTTCGATCTGCTGCAGGACTTTGGGTGCCACAAGGGCGGCGATGCGATCGGCTTCTTCCAACTCACGGGCGCTGGCGGTGGCCGCGACCGACTTGCTGGGCGGTCGCCAATCGATCACCAATGTCTGGTCTGTGTTTTCCATGGCGTCGCCGGCGTTCTTTTCGGCGGCCGCGGCCTCCTTCAGTGCCTCGAGGCGCGCTTCGCCGGCCTTGCGCTCTTCTTCCTGTTGCTGGCGCAGCTTGGCGTTGCGGGCTTCCTTGGCTTGGGCGATCTTCTGCTCGTTCTGGATGACGGAGTTGAGCTCCTCATCGGTCAGCAGCGTGTATTGCTTACGCAACTCCTCGCGGCGATCGGCGAACTCGTCATACTGGCCAATGGTCTTTTGCAGGTCCGCATTCAGTCCAGCCAGCTCTTGCCGCTGGCGATAGATCTCGTTCCAGACGTTGGCGAAGCGCTGCACGAAATTGCCGCCGCGGTACTGGTCAAGCTGCCGCAACGCTTCCTGGGCAGCCTCGGACAACACGCCCATGCTGAAACTAAAGGATTCCGTTTCAGCATTTGCCTCGCCAATACCTTCCGCAGCACCCTCCGCAGCATCACCAACACTGGCCACGTCAGTTGCAGTTTCAGTTGCAGAATTACTCAACTGCTCCAAAGCCCGCGACCCGCGGTCCGCACCTTCTTTGACGCCACCACCAACAGCAGCGCCGGTGCTGCTCAGGGACTTTAGTTTGGCCTCTACCTGCGCCACTGCTGACTGGAACTCGACCGAATTGAGATTGCCGCCAGACATTGCATCAAGCAGCGCCTGCTTCAACGCCTTTAGCTCGGTGCTGGTCGCTGCGTTCTTGAATGCGCTCTGGAAGGCTTGGGAGATGGCTGAACTACGCTGGGCAGTGTCCAGTTGAAGCTTTTCAACCTCTGCATTAGCGGCCTTGAACGCATCCACCGCAGATCGGCCCGCCTTTGTGAAGCCCGTCTTGATGGCCTCCACATCCACACCGAGGCGCGTGAGGTTGATGGTGTTGATTTCATCGGCCAGCGCCTTAGCGCCCACGCTGCTGGCGCCAAATGCGGCATCTGCCGCGGCCTTCAGCTTTGGCAGGTCTTCATCCGCGACGCCCGCCAGCGCAGTGCGCAACTCATCCTTGATGGCAGCACCCGCTGCCGAACCGCGGGCGGCCATCTGGTCCAGGATGCCAACCGCGTTCTTGATGCCGTCCGTGCGTGTGAAATCAATGCCGTCGAAAATGCCGCCGACGGATTCCTTGACCGTCTTGCCCTTGTTGACCAGCTCATCGAACTTGGTGACTGCGTTCGTCGAGAACTGCGTGAAATCCGTAGACGCCTTGCGCAACGCCTCACTTGTGAGCGCGATCTGCGCGTTCGTCTGTTCCAGCGCGGCATTGACACGCTGGATGGAATCACGCACACCCGAATCCACCGCCGTACCGGTATTGACCGCTTCAATGATGATGCCCTTGAAGTACTGCTGGGCCTGCGTCAGCTGGAGCTTGTACGCCTGGGCCTGTTCCAGCGACTGGCCCTTGATCTGGTCATTCGACTGGATAACGGTATCGGCGTACTGCGCATAGATGCGCTGCATCTCCTGGGCCTGGCGCACGCGATCCGCTGACAAGGCGCGCTGGCCGGCTTCGAGCACTGCGATACTGCTTTCAACCTCCTTCAGCTCGCCACGCAGGCGGATGATCTCGCCCAGGTCGCGGATGATGGAGTCGATGCCAAGCGCAACCACACCGATGCCGATGGTGCGGGGCAGGCCCTTGATGGCGCCACCCAGCTTGCCAAACATGGTGTTGGTTTCTGTTGCCGCTGCGCTGGTGGCTTTCAAGGCGGCGGCATTGGCCTGCAGCGTGAGTGCCCCACGCGCCATGGACTGGTAGAAGTCTACGATCTTGACGGCCGCATACGCCTTGGCCAGGAAGATCAGCGCCTCAGCGTTGCGGGCCAAGCCCAGCGTGACGTTGCCGATGACGGACACGAAGGGCGCAAGGGTCTGGCCCAGTCCCTTCAGCCCCTCCACCACCGCAATGATGGCAGCGCTGACCTTGCGCGCCAGGCCATCGAGTCCGCCGGTCGAATCGAGCAGCAGCTTCATTTGCTGCGAGAAGTATTCGCCTACGCCGGCATCCACCACGCTCTGGCGGAATTCCAGCCAACGCGCCGATGCGCGAGCGACCAGCCCAGACAGGGCGTTGAGTCCGCGGCCAGCGGCACCCTCGTTGGCCTTGCCGATTTCCTCGATCAAGTCTGCGATGACCTTGCGGCCCAGCTTGCCTTCCTCGCTGAGCTTCTGCAGCTCCACCACGTTCTTGCCGGTGGATTTCTGCAGCAAGTCCCATACCGGCACGCCACGCTCGACCAACTGCAGGATCTCTTCGCCCTGCAGCTTCTGCTTCGCCCACGCCTGGCCAAGTGCCAGGACTTTACCGGACAGGTCTTCCTGCGATCCGCCGGCGGCGGCGTTCTGGTCGATCAGCGCCTGCAGCGAGCCGCCTAGCGGATCAAGACCGAATGCCTTCAGCTTCTTGGCGGACTCCAGCGTTGCATCGAACGCCAGGCCATTGCGCTTGGCCAGCCCCGCCAGCTGGTCGTAGGCGGCGTTGCCGGCCTCCTGCGTGCCGTACATCTCAGCCAGGGCGCGGCGTGCATCCTCCGCGCTGGTGGCGACGCCAAGCAGGTTCTGGATGCCGGACAGCGCTGTGCGGAACGACAGGAAGGCCAGGACAGGCGCCGCCAGCGCACGCAAGCCGGAAAGCGCGCCACCGATGCGGCTGTAGCTCTTGGCGATGCGCTCATTGCTGGCCGGGACTTCGGCGGCCGCCTTTGCCTGTTCTGCGCGGAACTGCTGCAGCGACCTGACGCTGGATGCGAGCGACGCCTGCGCCTGCGCCATCTTGGCGCGCAACGCGCCCTGGGCGCTGCCCAGTTTGGTGGTGTCCACACCACTGCGGGACAGTTCGGCACGCAGCTGCTGCAGCTCCAGCTTCTGCTTCTCGACGGCGGCCGACAAGTCATTGACCGTCTTTCGGGCCTGCGACTGCATGCGGGTGATGCCGCTGTTGCTCTTGTCACCCTGATTGAAGGTGGTGAAGAGTTCCTTGGCGCCGGCCTGGGCCTTGGCCAGCTGCGCTTCGGTTTCTACCAGGCCTTGTTTGAGCTTGGTGAACGACTCTACCCGCGCAATCGTGGTCGCGATGTCGGACAGTTCGTCCATCGATGCGACCAGCTTCTGCGTGTCCGCTGCCGAATCGACAGACACGTCGCCAATGGACGCGAGCGCAGTACGCAACTGTGCGAGCCCAGCCGCGCCTTCCGTTTCCAGGACGATGCGAATGGCTTCTTCGATACCCTTAGCCATTGCGACCCTTTTGAAGCGAGAACTGGCGCCGTAGTTCGGCGCTGTAGAAGCCGGTCAGCTCTTCAAGCACGGCCTTCTGGCTGGCCAGAGACGGTGCGTGGTCCAAGCCTGACAACATTTCGAAGGCACTCGGGCCGTACAGCATGCGCACTGGGCCGCGGCCATACCGCTTGCCAGTGCCGCCGTTGAAGCTACGCACGCGGATCGCCGTGCGGCCACGAATCGTGGCAATGAAGGATGAGTCGTAGACCTTGCGATCGCTCTTCATGATGGAGGCCATCGCGCCCTTGCTGCGACGGCCACCCCAGCGGCCGGCGAACGCCAGCAGCGGTATGCGGCGCGTGGAAGCCCAGATACTCAGGTAATCGCTACGATCACCACGACCACCCTTGATGCCGGTCTCCACGCGAAATTTCCCGGACAGCTCACGGGCCTTGATTCCATAGTTGCTGCGCACTGCCCGGCTTGCTGCAGGGAGAGCGCGGCGCTTCAATCCAGACACCGCCTTGGTGACGGCGTCGTCATACGAAGACAGGATGTTGCCTGCCAGATCGGTGAGGCCATGCAAGTCTTTGGCGCGACGGCCATTGACGTAGTACTGGAGCGCGCTGTTGCGGCGGCTTACAGCCATCACGCACTTCCGATTGCGTCGTACTGACGCAGCAGATCCGCGACCTCGGTTGTGACTTCCAACGTGTCGTTGGCGCGGTAGTCAACACCGGCATGCCGGTGGTCACGCTTGAACACCACGATGACTGTGCCAGGCACAGCCAAAGGCGACGGCTGCGTTTCCGCAACCGTCGCCGCCTGGGCAACTTTCACCCGGGCTTTGGCCATGCTTAGACCGCCGCCTTGTACGCCACGAAGGTGTACGGTGCGGTTTCACCCGACGCGACCACGCACGCACCGGTGAGCACCGCCTGGATCGGCTCGCTGGACAACCAGTCCACGTCGCCATCCACGGTCAGGCGGGCTTCCGGAATACGCAGCTCGCCATTCTCGCCGCTGATACGATCCTGCATGTCGCCGGTGATGTAGTACGACTTGGTGGGCACCGCGCCGCCTTGGATGGACGTGGACACCTGGGCCGCATAGGAGTAGCTGACCAGCAGCGCGTCCGCAGCATCGATGTCGCCACCCGACTTCGGCAACACCTGGCCGCGACGGAGGTCAACGGTGTAGTCGGTGCCAGCCACCAAGGTGGCCACGCCCTTCTTCACCACGACCGACGACACCAGGCGATGCGCCAGCTGTATCGGCGACAGGAGGCTGGCGCCGGCACTGACGGCTTCGTCGGTGACGCTGCCAGCAGTCAACACGGCCGTGCTGCCTTCGCCGAACAGGATGCGCGCCAGGATCAGGGGCGGCAGTTCCAGCAACGTGGCGCTGACGCTGGTGGTACCCGGCAGCGTGTCGGTGTAGACGGGCTGGTTGTAACGCGCATCACGGCGCTTGCTGACGACATTGATTTCGTCGCCGGCTTCGTACGCGAAGGTGAAGGCGTTGGTTTCGATGGGCTGGTTACCATCCGGATCGGCGGCTTCCGGGATTACGGCAACAAGAGCACCAGCAGCGCCCTTTTCCCAGAACCGGATGTCACCGGCAAATTGACGTACAGCTGGTGCTGTCATGGTGGTGTCCTCTTAAGTGGCGGGCGATTTGGATTCGGTCAGGTCCACCCGCGCGGAAACCTGAGCGATGACCAGGGCAGAACCTGCTTCGTCGGTATCACTACCGATGCGGGAACTGGTGATCTGAAGGTTGTGCAACATGGCCGGCGCACTGCGCAGATCGGTCTTGAGCACGCGAACAAGGTCAGCACGGCCACGGTGCGCAATCAGCTCGGGATCCGTGACGCCATCACCCATGGGCTGTGCGAACTCGATCACCAGGTCCATCGTGTTGACGGTGGTCTTCGGCCCGCTACGCGCATCGATGGGTGTGAAGTCGGTGGCCGTGATAAGCACGAACGGCGCTTCGCCTTCCGGCACCTGCGAACGATCGAGCACAATGTCGGCCGCACCCATGTCGGTGTAGTAGCCATTGATGACGCTGACCGATTGGACCAGCGCCTTGATCGCCTGCAATGCCAGCCAGCTGATCGGCTCAGCCACGGCGCACCAGCCAGCGGCTCAATGAGCCGTCGTCGGAAACGACCTCCACGTTGATGAAGGTCTCGCCATCCACTACCAGGCGAGCACCTTTGACTGGCGCAACGTCGGCACGTACGTAGGAAACTTCGGTGCGGTTGGCCGCAATCTGATTGAACTCGCCAATGGTCTGCACGTTGCGGTCGACATACACGCGAACCGGAAGCGGGTCTTCCGTGGGCTCGGCATCCGGCGCGGTGTACGCGCCAATGTCAGCCATGCCGGCGTCGGCAAAGGCTCCGTGCAGGTCGGCATCCAGCTCGGCGAGGAAAGCACGCTGGCTCACGGCGTCACCACCGTGCCCTGCTTCGCTCCGATCGCCTTGAGCTTGGCATTGCCTCGTTCGATCGCTGCGCGGCGCTGGGCGGCCACGTCGAAGCACATGGAGATCGGGCCTTCTGCGATTGGCTCCGGGCGAGTGAGCGTGTCATCGATCGGCACGTACACGCGACGCTCGACCACCTGCACGACGGGCGTAACAGCGCCGCCGGCGGGCGGCAGATCGGGCTTGGCGTTGCGGCCGCACGCGGCCAGCAGTGCGATCGCCAGGAAGATCAGTAGTGCTCGAATGCCGGACATACCGCCTCCACCTGTTCAAGGGCGCGGGCACAGTCCGCGACGCGGCTCTGCACCTGGTAGCGCGTGGTGAATTCCTTCAGCGTCCGCTCCGCCGCGGCGGTCTCGCGCTCGGCGATGGCCTGCGCCTGGGCGGCCTGCGTGCGCACCTCTGTGGCCTGGTCCTGCGCCAGCTTCAACTCCGCCTGCAGCTGGCGGAAGCTGGTGGTGTAAGCAGCGTTGGCTGCAGCCAGTTCGTCAGCACGCACCTTCCAGGCTTCACGCTCGGTGACGGTGCTGCGCTGTGCCGCCTCCGCAGTGGCACGCTCAGCGGTGGCCGTGTCGACCCGCGCACCCTGTACGAACAGGGCGACGGACAGCGCGACCACAACCACCAGCAGCACGCCGATGGCGTACAGCAGTGGCTTGACGCTGAGCTTGGCCAGAATGCTCATGATGGAATCAGGCGCCCGCTTGCCTGGCTTCGTCAGGCAAGTCAGGCAGACGGATGCTGGGCAAACCCTGCCCTTTCAATCGCAGCAGCAGGAAGAACCAACTCAGCAGCTGCAGCGCTTGGCCAGCGGAAGGATCCGCGAGCAAGCCGCCGAATCGTTCCTGCAGGAAGTCCACCTGCGTAGCGGCCCAACCGAACAGGTCGACCAGGTACTGCCCCAGCACCGTGCCGGCCGCGGCCAGCCAAACGGTGAACGACTTCCAAGCGCTGGCCAGTGGCACGGCGCCCTTGCGGGTGAACCGGTCGTAGAAGAAATAGGCCACTGCAATCAGCAGGACCAACAGCAGGGTGAAGAAGAGTTGCATGTCAGGATCCTCAGTTGTCTTCGGCGGCGAACCGCAAGTTGCCAGCGATACGGCGCATCCAGCCCGCTCCGTGCACTGGCCAGTTTTTCAGCCGCGTCATGAAGTCGATGCGGTCGGCGTTGAATCGATACGCGATGTCGTTCTGGTCCGTGGCGCGAATAGCCGCCAGGGTCATGCTTCCGATCATTCCGTCATCGGCAACCTTCACGGCACGCTGCAGCCAGCGCGTCGCTTGCTTGATGCCGCTGTTGACCGCACCGTCCAGCAACTGGAACGCGACCACTGGCGCCAACTTGTCGCACTTGGCGGCTTCCCAGAAATCGCGGCGGTAGATCGCAATGGCTTGTGTGCGGGTCAGGTTCTTGATGTCCAGGTTGGGATACGTGTTGGCAGCGATGCCGAACTTCGTGCCCTTCAGCTGGCCAGCGTTGACGCGACCACCCGTCCAGTTGCCCGGATCACGACGGTCAGCGGTGTAGCCGCCTTCGTGTGAAAGCAGCCGGTCAATGAAAATGGGGAAGCGGTCGGTCATGGTGTCTTCTGTGCTTGTTCGACGGTGTTGACGCGGCGTTCGATTTCAGTGATGCGCCAGACCAAGCCGGCATTGACGGTCTCTTTCAGCACGCGTACGTCAGCGGTCAACTGCTGCACTTCGCGGCTGATATCAGCCTGGGCGTTGCCGTTCTCACGTGTCTCGTTACGTATATCCAGCAGCACCATGCCGCCAAGGAAACTGATTGCCGACAGAAACAGAGGAACGCCGAAGCGCGTGATGGCCTTGGCTAACGTGCTCTCTGTGGCCTGTTCGATGTTCATGTGCTTGTCGCTCATCGCCCCTGTCCGACTCCGTAGTGAAAAAAGGACCCACCACCGCACGCGCCACCCGGGCATCTGCGTGCGGTGGTGGCCAGTCGGTTACGCGGTGACGGTCGAGTTGCCCGGAGTCAACTTGATCGTGCAGGTGGTCTCGGTGTTTGCACCTGCCACCCATGCGATCGCGCCGCCCATCACGTCGCCGCTGGCGCCAGTCGCCGCGCTGTCGTCGAACGCGCCCACGCCGCTGCCGGCGCTGACGTCGAACAGCAGCTTCTCGCCCTGGGCGAACACGGCGGCCGACACCTTCGGCACGCCGCTGAAGACGCCCTCGGTCGCGACGCTGCCGGTGGCACCAATGGCCAGCGCAACGAGTGCGATGCCGAGGATGTTGCCGATCTTGACGACCTGCCCGGACGCAACTGCAGCGCCGGTGCTGTTGGTCCACTGGATGACCGCGCCATCCTGTACGAAGTTTTTAGCCATGACTCTTACTCCTAGAAATTCGAAAGGTTTGGATCAGCCGCCGCGATGGATGCGGCGGTGATCGGATGGCTTGTGGATCAACCGTTGCGCTGAGCGCCGCGGTAGTCGATGGGCGCCACGCCGTAATCAAGGCGAGCCTTCCAGCGCGAGCCGTCGACCGAGAAGCCCTCTTCCTGGTCCAGGAACGGAGCGTCGTTGCCTTCCAGGAAGGCCACCTCGAGCACTGGGGCATCACCCGGATCCGCAAACAGGTACCACTTGGTGTCTGCAATCCGCGGGCTGTCGACTACGTCCGTGAACAAGCCACGCACGACGTTCGGCTTCTGCAGCTTGTTGGCCGTATCCGGGTCGTATTCGGCGCTATTCAGCACGCGGGCGGTGCTGCCATAGCCCAGGCCGCTCAGGAACACAGCGGGGCGCAGGTCGAGGAAATCATTGCCGCTGACATCCTTCTGCTGTGCCAACTTGACGCGAGCTTCATCAACCGTGGTGACCGTGGGTGCGGCGGCATTGTTGAGATTGCCGTGCTCGGCGGAGAACAGCGCGAAGCCGTCGCCCAGCACCGGGTTGCTCGCGAGCAAGGCATAGACATCAGCCTCTACGGTGCGCGAAGCAGCGCGGCCAAGCATGGTGGCGGCACCGATAAAGGCACCCAGGTCATCGTTGATGATGGCCTGACGCGACAGGTTGATGATGTTGCCCTTCGTGCCTGCCGTGATGCTGGCTTTCTCGCCGTCCGGAATGGACTTGTTCTTGAACTCGCCCAGCTCATTCAGAGCGTCCAGGTTGCCCAAGCTGCCAACGCGGTAGCGGTTGTGGGCGCGGAAGTCACTGACCTGGCCACGTGCGCAGAAACGCTGCCACGTGTCGGGTGCAACGGCGTAGCCGGCCTGCAATGCTTTGTGCATGGCAATTTCGAGCAGCACCGGGAAATCGCTGGTGCCCTGGGTGAACGCACGACCGATCATCTCGAGGGCGGACAGGCCATCGGTGCGTACACCGATGCGCGTCAAGCAGTGGCGGCCAAGCTCGCGCAGGGACATGCCACGCGCCGGGTTAGCACCGTCCACTGCATAGCGGGTGCGGGTGGTGGGATTGACCACCATGGCACGGGCCAGTAGCGAATCCGCGGCAGCGTTGCGGAACTTGTCTGCCTCGTCTTCACCCGCCTGCACGCGGTTGAGGTTGCCACCGGCAGCAGCGTCACGCGTCGCCATGTCGTCCAGGATCAGACCGCGCACGGTTTCCAGAGAATGGCCGGCACGCAGGAACTCGGCGGCCCTTTCGGAGAAGCCATGACGGGTGCAGAGCTCGACAATTTCTGCCGAACGCTGGGTCTGCTGGGTGGCATCTTCGACACCGGCCGGAGCGGCAGCAACAGGAGTGGTTTGGGAATCCGCCTCGGCGGCGGCACGGGTGGCAGCAGCTGCTGCAGTAGCGGATTGAGGCATGGTGGGCTCCACAGGGTTGTGCGCCGGAGTGGCGCGGGTAAACACGCAAGGCGAACCGCCCTGCGTGGTATCTGGTGCGTTGCGGGTGCTGGCGGAGGCATCCGCAGGCACGGTGACGAAGCTGATTTCGTGCGGGCGCCACTCGACAGCGCGATACACCGGGATTCCGCCCACGGGCTCGTCGACCTGGTATCGCTGCACTGTGTAGCCAACGCTGATGTTGCGGATGATGCCGTCGCGGATATCACCTACGATGCCGGCGATGTCCTCACGCTCACTGAGGCGGATCACCGCACGGCCTTCGCCGTTTTCGATCCATGCACGCTCCACTACACCGATCTGCGAACGGATGCTGTACGTGTTGTGATCGGCCAGGACAGCAGCATTGCCGGATTCAAGGCGCGAGAGATCGACAGCGCCGTCTTCGAGGGAAAGCTCTTCGTCGTAGTAGCGGCCTTCCCACCAGTCGTAGCGACGGACGCGGGCGCCAACGCCCCACGTGACTTCGATGCTTCGCGTTTCGGCGTTGAACGTCGACGGCAGCAGACGCGCTTCGATCAGCTGCGTCGGCATCAGGCGGGTTACGGTTGGTTGTGGCATGGTCAATCCTCGATTAGGTTTTGGCGGTATCGGCTGGTGCGGTGCTCTTCGCTTGCAGGAAGCTCATCAGGTCCAGCGCACCACTCGATTGCATTGCCTTGAAGTCACGGCCCATCTCGGCAAACACCTGCTCAGGCTTGTAGCCGCGACGCCGCAATGCTTCGGATGGGCTGAGCAGGGCGTTGCTGATTGCAGTCACATCAGCTTTCACGTCTTGGGCTGGATTGACGTAGTCCCAGCGAGGCGTGCTGTGATCAACGGTGCGCTTGCCGTTTCTCTGCACTTTTCCGGCAAGAACGGCTGACTCTACGAACCAGTCGCAGACGCGATCACACAGGCGCGGAATCACGACCAGCCATTGGCGCTGCTCTGTATCGCGGCGGAAATCGATCTGACGAATGCGGGCACTGGAGAAATTCACCTCCACCATGTCGCCCGTCATCGCTTCGTACGGGACACCAAGGCCGGCCGCAATCAAGTGCAGCCCGAACTTCATGTATTCCACGTAGCCACCCGCAGGCTTTGGCTCGACTGCCGTCAGGGTGACGCCAGGGCGCACCTCGGAAATGCCGCCGCTTGGCAGCTGGCCAATGTCGCCATAACTGGAACCGCCATCAGACCCAGCGGCAGACGGAGTGCCGAACTGGACCGGACCTTCCATCACGCTTGCATCACCAGAGACGATCAAGCCAAGACGAGTTTCCAGATTCTTGCGCTGCAGCTCAGCGTCTTCGTACAGCATCACGTCGCGCACGCGGGCGATGATGGATGCCAGTCGGGTGATGCCGCGCCCTTGTCCAGGGCGAGTGGGTGCAAACAGATGGATGATGTCTTTGGCAGGCACCGGAGCGCTGGTAACTCGACTACCCCGGCGCATGATCTCGCCGGGGTGACTATCAAACAGCCAATATGCGGACGGCTTACCCAATGCGTCGTATTCGATGCCGCTGATAATGTCGTTACCCGACGACGACTTGCCGGTCTTCGAACTGTCGAGCCAATCGATTTCCAGAAGCTGCACTTGCAATGGAACCGGCAGATTGTCGTCTGGACGGCGTGTGCGACGACGCACGAGCACTTCACCGTCTTGCTCCATAGCGCGGTACGCAGCAGCCTGCAGGCCATAGATATCGAAGATTGCGTCTGCGTCCGCGACTTTCGACCAGCTTGCCCACAAGGGATTCAGCACTTCAGCGCCATCCCCATCGAATCGCGGCTCGATACCGGTGCCGATGGTTGCGCTGACCAATGCCTGGATACCGCTGGCGACATACGGCACGTTCTGCACAAGAGAACGGGAGCGAATGCGCAGCTCTCGCCCATCGGCCGCGTGATCGGCGTTGGCGCTCGCACCAGCGCGGCGCGGGCGCCAGCCATCGGTGCGCATTGCGCCTTCATAGGCGCGAGCAAGCAGGGCGCGTGCACGGCTGCGGCGGAGCCCGGAATCAGGGTTCCACCAACCGATCACGCGATCCAGGAATGTGAGCGACGATCCCACTAGTCGCCCCTGGCAGTGGTGAAGTTGTAGCGTCGGAAACTGGTGCGGCCCTGCACACTTGAGAGTTGCTCGGCCACGTGACGCCGAGCACTGAGCAGTTCGTCCATGGTCCGGTAGCGGACGCGACGGTCGGCGTACTGCACCTCCAGCGTGCTGCTGGTGATGGCCCTGTCGAGCGCGTCCAGATCGGCTTGGGTGTAAGCCATGTCAGGAAGAGCAGAGGGAGGTGGCGATGCGCATGAGCACATCGTTTCAGGGTCAGTGCGGGAGTTCTCGGGGAGACCGCCCGCACCCTCAGCCCTCGCCCACCACCCGGTAGAGCGTCCGCCGGTCTATGCGGTGCTCCTTGCAGATCGAGCGAATTGATTTGCCCGACTGGATCTCGGCCCGAAGCTGGGCAACGGGATAGACCACAGTCGCCGGGATATAGAGCTCCTGGGCTGGGTACTCTTCCATCAAATAGCTCACGACGGCACGCACAACGTCATGAATGTCATCGCTGTCGCATCGCAGGCGCAGCGCAGCGCCCACGGTCAGCTCGTCTGTAAGTTCTTCTATGCGCACCTTGCGCCGTAGCGTATTGCGGCTCACCAGCGGCGCTTCCAGGCAGGGGCAGCGGCAGCTGCCTGTTTTACAGGCTGTGTTTCACGGGAATCCACATTTGCCGGATTCACCGATGCGGTCGTGGAAGATGTTTCACGGGAATCCAATGCTCGCTTTTCAACGCTCGCAAGCAACTGGGCTTCACGGGCATCCCAGTTCGCTTTGGTCCAGCGATTGAGCCTCAGCTCAGGGTGAAGGGCGGCAGCGTATCCATAGACCCATGTGTCTAATGGCTCGTTACGCGGAGCCCCACGTGTCTTTTCGTATCGATTCTTCTTTGGGTTGTAAGTTTCCGAGGTAAGACCACCGAAGTATTCCCGGCCGAGTTCGTCGCTGAAGCGTACGCGCCGCTGCTCTGGTTGTTTGTCGGCATCCGAACCCAGCAGCGAATACAGCATGTTCTTGATGGCCACCGTACCTACCGGATACGCGTGCACACCGCGCTTATCCAGGTTGCCGCGCCAATTGATTTCCTGCAGCTTGCCTTTCCCGAGCGGGACTGCGTTGTTGGCTGTCGCGCCGAAGATCGCAATGTGCCGTCGAATGCGCTGGCTGCGCACGTAGGACTTCACCGCCTCGGTACGATGGCCGAACATGTCCTGGGCGCTACCATCAATACGGAGCAATGCACCACTGCTGTGCTCTATGGGCGTGCTCAGCAGATCAGTCAATGCGGCCCAGACTGCATCGTCGTTCGGATCGCCCGGCAGCTCTACATAGTCGATAGGCCAGCAGGCCATGCCTCGACCCCAGCCAAGGATTTGCACAGCCAAGCGATTGTCCTGCGTGTCCACACCTGCGGTGGCGGCAAGCACCCAATGGGGCACCGGCCTCAATGGCAATGGCTCGGCGCGGTCTGCAATGATGTTGAACTTGACGGCACGCATCGCCGGGTCTTCCCACGGCTCAGCCAGACGATCGTTGATGAAGGTCTTGAGCTTCGCAGGGTCACCCTGGGCCGCCTGCCACATATGCACCAGGTCCAACCAGCGCGGGCCCAAGCCCATCGGGTAGTAGAGGGCATTGGCGTGATAGCCGCGGATCTTCGATTCCGGGTTTTCCGGGACCCATTGGCCCGACGCGATCAAGCGGGTCTTCTGGTACTCCTCGATGACGACGCCGCAATCACGGCAGGCGTACCAGCAGTGCGTTGCCTCGGGATTCCAATGCAGCCCGCTCCACTCGAACGGTTGCTCGTGCTGGCAATCGGGGCATGGGAAATACCAGCGCCGGCGATCGGACAGCGCGTACAGCGCCGACACCCGGCAACGACCTGCAATTTCCGGCGTGCCGACCTTCAGCCGCTTGTAGGTTGAGGGGAAAGCCGAGCTACGGCCATTGAGCAGCTCATCCGGATCATCACCACTCTTGAGCTCAGAGGCGAAACTGGAAAATTCATCGACCAACACCAGCATGGCGGACGTGCCTTTCAGCCGCACCGGATTGCCCGCGTGTTCGATGTACAGCTGGCCACCCTGGAAATCCTTGAACGAACGCCGGTTGGAAGATTCGCGGCTGCCTACGCTGGTGAGCACGCGCTGCAGCGCAGGAGTCTCTTCGATCAGCGGGTTGAGCTTCTGGTCGATCCACTTGCCGGCAGATACTTCGCCCGGAAGCACGACCATGATCGGGCCCGGGTTTTCTTCCATCGAGTAGCCAAGGATGTTGGCTTCAACCTCGGACTTGCCGAACTGGATCGGCAGCATGCCCACCACGTCATGCACAGGACTACGGGCACTGAAGCAATCCATGATCTCGACAAGCAATGGGTTGCGGCTGTTGTCCCAGTCACCAGGGATGGAGCTGCCCTTGCTGGACAGCTTGCGTCGCCGCGCTGCCCACTCGCTCACGCGCATCGGCTTGCGTGGCGCAATGGCCCGCGCAATGGATCGCGCAACCTCAGTGCGGGCGGAAGCGTGGGCGTTCACGCTTGCACCTTCGCGATCTCGCCGAACTTGCGAGCCAGATCATCCAGCGACAACTCGATGGCGTCGCGCAGCAGGACGCGCACCTGGTCCTCATCGGCCGTGGCTGCCAGCTGCGGCGCCAGCGTCGGCGCCAGCAGCTCCAGGCGAACGCGGAGCTGGGTGACGGCATCCGCTACGAAAGCCCGCACCTCGTCCGCCTGCAGGAGCTGGCCAAGCTCAACCATCTCTTCACGCAGGGCCTTGCGCGCCAGTGCCTCCTCCTTGTCCGCCAACGCCTTGGCGCGGCGCGAGGCGTGGGGATCGGCGGGGAGGATGATCGGCGCATCCGCATCGTCGCCACTGTCAGCCCCAGGAAGGGCCGCCTCACCCGACGCGCCGGCCACCGGGGCGGCAGCGGCACGCTTGGCGGCGTGTCGCCCACGTACGCCGGTTTTGGAGGGGTCACGCGTGTCCGCGATGAGGCGCATCGAATCACCGACCCGCACGCGCTTGCCGTCGTCGGTAAGCACCAGGCGCCCAGCCTGCTTCAGCGCAGTGACGTAACCAGGCTTGACGCCCATGTGGTCGGCGAACTCGCGCAGCCCGAGCGTGCCTGCCTCATCCATGTGACAGCTTCCTTCCCATTTTTTTCCAAGGTTTGAAACGAGAGAGAGACGCGCACGCGTGCGAATTCGCCCCTTGCGGGCATGTCTGCGGGGTCGTCTGCGGGGTGCGGAATGTGGAGACCCGCGCCACGCCTAGCTGTCTGCGGCATTGCGGGGTCTGCGGGGTTGCGCCTACGCGGGCGCATGTACGCACGCACGCCTGCACGGAGGCGCTGAACGTGTCTCTCGTACGCGGGCGCACGATAACCCCGCAATGCCGCAGAGAGCTAACAACGGCGGGCTTTAACCCCGCAAACAAAGCCGCAAGACAGACCGCAAACTCCAGCGATGCCGCAAACTTGATCATGGAATACCCCCATAACCGTCGTCGCCCGAGTGATTCCCGCCCAGGTAGTCCTGCATGGAATGGCGCATCGCCTGGATCTCATCGCCCAGCCAGTGGGACTCGACCGCCCCCTCGGGCGCATGCTTGCCGAACAGGTACACCGCGGCAGGGTTGGTGATGCTCTGGCCGCGCAGGTAGCCCTTGCGTGTGCTGACCAGCTTCCGTCGTCGCTTGAGCGTGTCCGAGAACCGCTTCAGCGAAGCTGGCTTGATGCCGACGTTTGCACACCACCGCTGATAGACCTTGAACCAGTCGAGCACCAGGCCAGGCTGTGCCCGCAACGGCGGCAGGTCGTCCTCGAGCAGCGCCGTCAGGAAATCGATGGGGCTGTCCTGTGCCAGGTCGATCAGCTCGCGCTTCGCGTCCGAGGACGGCGGCTTGGTGTGCGGATTGAAGTCACCCAGATCCAGATGCAGTAGGAAGTGGTGCAAGGCGGCGATGCCGCCGCCCTTCATTTGCGCCGCGACCGCCTTGTAGTACTCCTCATCCTTGGGGTCTGCCATCCACAGCACGCAGTGGCGCCGATCGTCTTCCTCGAGCACCACTGGCATCGATTCATTGGACAGGAACACCAGGTTGCAGTGGTTGGCCTCATCGTAGGCCGCAATGTGCTTCGGATTGATGCGGATCTGCGTGCCGGTGATCAGCGTCTTGAGCTTGTTCTTGTGTTCGAACCGATGCGCCGATGCGACGACCTCGTCCGCGATCAAGAACAGTTTCCGGCTAGCCCAGTCGTTGTGCTTATCGACCAGGGCGTCCTGATCGAGTATTCGGCCGTACTGGCCGTAGATACCCATGATTCCTTCGAAGAACAGGTTCTTGCCGAGACCTTGCCCGCCGTGCACCACGACCGTGGATTTCATCTTGGCGCCCGGGTTCTGGATTGGGTACGCACACCACTTCAGAATCCATTCGTACAGCTCACGGCTATTGCGCTCGCCGCTGCACATGTACTGCAGCAGGTCCAGGATAAGTTCGCACTTGCCGCTCTCAGGCTCCGATGGCCAGCCACCCCACAGGTTGCACGTGACGGCCTCATCTTCTTCGGCGGGGTCGAATCCGACCTCTGCTTGCCTGACTATCTGGCGGTCTGAATGCTCAGCCCACGCCTTGTAGAGATCGGGCCGCACGCATGCGTTGCGAACATCGGTCAGAGGAAGAAGCAAATGCTCCTGATGATCGAATGCCGCGCCGTTGCCGGCATACACCAGGGCGTAACGCTGCAGCAGATCGTCGACGTACTGCATAGGCCGCAGCTTGCCGCCCCGGTCCCCGGGTTTGGAGGAGGAAACGGCGCGTAAAGCTGGGGGTCCCCAGCGCAACTCCAGGAGGCGGGCAGTCACCACCGCACCGACCGCACCTAGCCCTTCGGCCGCGTGCAGGTCGTTGAAGTCCGTCAGCTTCGTGCCGTTGGCTTCATGCTTGGCGTGCCTGCCCGCCTCGTCAGCAAAAACAGGTTTGACCCACTCACCGGCTACCGCCATTGCCGCGGCGCTAGCCGATGCGACGCCGGGGTTGCCCTCAGTGAAACAGTCGTCGTCGGCACAGATCAGGATCTTCGCCTGCTTGTACCTGGTGCGTAGTGCTTCGGCGACCGGCTTCAGGTTGCCGGCATCGAAGGCGCACACGACTGGATAGCCGGTGGCGGCGTGAAGTGATGCGGCCGTGGCATAGCCCTCGGCTACCAACACAATCCAGTGCGGCTGGTGGCCAAGCAAATGGAAGTGGCCCTTCTTCGCGACACCTGCTGGCCAGAATTCCTTGACAGGCCGCTTGCCCTCTTTCGCCTGGGCTGGGGTGCGCAGGAACTGGAGGCCATGAATTCGGCCGCCGGTATCGGTCAGCGGTAGCACAGCGGTGTGGTGCTTGGTGAACTTCAGACCATAGCCGAGCACCGACTTGGCGCGCAGGTAAGGTGAGTCGCCATCGGGCAGCAAGCGCGACCAAGCCTTCGATGCGACATCGGCGGCAGCCTGGGCTTCCTTCTTTCGCTGCAGCTCTGCGGCTTTGGCAGCGTCGGCCCACACGCGCTTCATCGCGTCGCGTTGCTCGGCGGTCACTCTGCCGGTGTCGTCTTTGGGAAGCGCGACTTTCTGACCGTTCTGGTCATTGCCGCGCCACACACCATAGGCGCCAACAATCAAAAGGCGATCGGCGCTGGGGGACCATTCCTTGAGCAGGTACCAGCCGCGCTTTTCACGCCCGCCGTCCTGCGTGAAAACGCGCACAGGCTTGTGGCTGTTGATGCGCAGGCCATCGCCTGGAGGAATGATCAGCCCAGCATCGAGCAGCTGACCAAGCACGTCGTCGTAGTTACTCGCCCCCATTTCAGTAACTATTGACCCCACTGACTACACAGCTATTGCGCGTCCCATTACCCGCGTGGGGGATGCCCAGGGAGGACCCAAGCCCGGAACCTGAACGGCCTGAACACTTCGCGCACTCCATCGACGCACTGAATTTCAGTTGGCCGATAGCGCGGCTTTCAATACCCATGGGGGGAAGGGGGCGGGTCATGCCTTGACCTCAAGCATCAGCACGCCTTGGCACGCGGCCTTGGCGTCGTCCTCAATACGCAAGCGCTCACGCTCTGCCAGTGCATCACTGGTTGTGAAGCCGGGCGCGTCGCTATATAGCTCGCTCATAGCGCGCACCAGTCCAGCGTTGGCATGCACGTTCGGGTGTGCGATGACGCTGCGGTTCCAGTGTGCTGGCCTCCCCTTGGCCATGGCGATCAACGCTCCACCATGCCTTCGAAGCGCCGCAGCAGCGCTGCCACCCTGCCGTCCATGCTGAGTGCTGCTTGCTTGATGCGATCAAACTCTTGCTGACTCAGCGCCCCATCGGCTAATGCCTGGTGGATGGTGGTGCCCAAGTCGCCTTGCTTGGACCACAGTGCGGCCATCATCTCCAACACCGCCATGTCACTGGCCGCGTCGTCATCGTGCGTGCGCGGATCCATCACTACGCGATCGCACTCACCCGCAAAGGCCTGCAGTACACGCGCATCACCGGTGATCTGGGTCAAGCGCTGCGCTTCCTTCAGCGTCAGGTGGTGCGTGGTGTTGTTCGGGTTGACCTTGTTGCGCAACATGGCAGCGGACATACCCATGCGCGGCGCCAACGAAGGGCTGCCGCCGGGGTAGTCGTGCACCACGGCATGGGCGGCGTCGTCAATGTTCACGGGCGGTCTCCGTGAACGTATTCGCGATGACGCAAAGCATCGAGACTGCGCCCATGCACAACGTCCTGCCCTTCCCTACCCGCCTCCGCCTGCACGTCTTGCGTGCATTCAACATCCGTACCGGTCCTGGCGCGGTGGTCGCAGTGTTCTTCCGGCTTGGGATACAGCTGCACGATCACAGCCAGCGCACCCAAGACCAGGGCGGCCAGAACAATCACCCAGAGAAACCAAGCCGTGCCCCGTACTGACGGCCCGAAGCTGCCGGCGGGATATTCCTTCCGGTGCCAGTTGTTGAGCACCATCTCCAAGACCTGCAGTTGGCTGAGCTTTCGCATGTCAGCCCACCTTTGCCAGCTGTTCGCTGGGCTGCTCTATGCCAAAGGCATGCGGCTTAAACAGCATCAAAAACTGACGCCGTGCGGGAGGTATCCCGTTCTTTCGCCACTCGCTCACGCTAGGCGGCCGCACGTTGCAAATCCGGGCAACCTCAGCGGTTCCACCCAGCGCATCAATGATTTCGGTATCAGTCATGGCCGCAGAGTATTAGGCAGACCTTACTTAGTGTCAATAGGTACGCCTAATTCGATAGCAATTAGGATTGCCTAATGCCCTCATCCCTCGCCCGTCGCCTTAACCAGGCCATAGCCGAAATGCCTGGTGAGAAGCCCTCAAGTGCCGATCTCGCACGGGTGGCCGGAGTCAAGGCGCCGTCCGTCACCGACTGGTTCAATGGCCGCACCAAGACCCTCACCAAAGCTTTGTTGCCGGTCGCCGCCTACCTCGGCGTCACGCCAGAATGGCTTAGAACGGGCAAGCTCCCGATGCGGCCGCCCAAAGCTGTGCAGCTTGGCGTTGCCGAGGCTCAAATGGGATATGGCTCACACTTTGAGATTGTGATACTTGATGCTCCATGGTCCTTTGGGGAATGGAGCAAGGAAATGAGCAACGGGAAGTCGCTTGTCAAGGATGCAAACTGGTTCACGAAACGGGGCGTTACAGCAGATCAATTGTTCGGCGTACAAGCCATAGACGACTCCATGGCGGACTACATCGTGCAAGGCGACACAGTAATTTTCGACCGCACTAAGACAAAGCCAATTTCTGGCGCACTGTTCATGGTAGATCACCCTGCTGGGCCAAAAATTAGGCGCATTCGGCTTGGTATCGACGCGAGCTGGACCCTAGAATCTTTGAGCCCGGACAAACTGAAATATCCAGACGAACGCGTACCAGCTGACCAGATTGATTTGATCGTTATCCGTGGCCAGTTCCTTTACCGGGAAGGCTGAAATCAACTAAAGGACTAAGACCATGCCAAATAGATTACGGACTGCCTCGGTCATGCTACTCGCTGCTCTGGCCACTAACGCCCTCGCGCAGGAACCATCGGCATCTGATGCGGCGAACCCGGAAGACGGCGCACTAATCGAATCATCGAAAGTGCGAGTAGCTCGTGACCTTAAAGATCCCGCCAGCGTTCAATTCCGTGACGTTGTTGTCGTGCGAAACGGCAAGAGCGTGACCGTCTGCGGTGAGTACAACGCAAAGAATTCCTATGGCGCCTATGTTGGGTTCCAGAAGTTCTTTGCCTCCCCAGGAAGCGCCATCACCGAAGGCGAATCAGCTGCAGCCCGCCCGGAATACCTGATGCTTTGGGCGCATCTGTGCCAGCCACGCCCGCAATAGCTGTTCGCCTATAGATTTCTGTCCCTTGGGGCCGTAAACCGGCCCCTTTTTCATGTTTTGCAAAAATACTTAGGCACGCCTATTGACATTGGAGTTAGGTGGGCCTAATTTGACCCCCGTCCGGTCACCCGACCAGACAGGGCACCACCGGAAACGCCGCCTCCCCTCGGCCTTCCGACGGCAAAACCCGCAGGCTCGGCGCACCAGATCCCCTCTCCGCCCAGCCTGCGGGCCGCCCTTTCCACACCGGAGAGGCCGCCATGTTCGACGCCATCGCTCACCTGGACAGCGACACCAGCACCGCACAGCCCTACGCCACCCTGCCGCCCGCCGCCATGCGCTGCATGCGCGCTGCCAGCCGCGCAGACCACCAGCACGCCAAGGAACTGCGCTGCAGCGCCGGCGGTGAACACTTCCAGGACCACAAGCGCCGTGCGCGCCTGCTGAAGGTCAAGGAAAAGCGCACCGAAGCACGCAGCGACGAACTGGCATGGGAGGCACGCTGATGGCTACCGCCCAGCACCCCGCCCTTCTTTCCCTGCGCCGCCGCATCGAGTGCGATGCCCACGCTGCGCGCCATTGGCTGCGCCGGCACTGGCTCACCCTCTCGTGGGTAGGCATTGCCCTACTCGCCGTGTGGGTAGTTCCCCTACGCGCCATCGAGCTCGCCAACTACCACAACACCAAGGCGCCCGTGTGCGGCGCGGTGCGCGGATGATGTGCAACCAAGCCAGCCTGGTCGTGGTGCCGGCGGTGCATGTCGGCCTGCACGGCCGCATCCACATCGCCTTCGGCATGCACGCGCCCAACCTGGTGGGCACACGCGAGGAAATGGCCGCATTCGCGCAGGCCATCCTCACCGCCACCGGCAAGGTGGAACCCTTCATCGAAGGCGACGTCCAGCACTGCAACGACGACATCCACCCGCGGGCGGTGCCGGCATGAACGCTTCCATGCGCTCCTACCTCACAAAGCGCCTGCAATCGCCGTGGCTGTATCGCGGTGCTGATGCCATGGCCAGGACCGACATCAGCAGCACGCAGAAGAACTACGCGCTGACGCTACGCCGGCAATTGGTGGAACGCCTGCAGCAAGAGGTCGAGCCGACCGCATCGATGTTCGCAACGCCCATCGCCGGCGAGTTCTACCTGATCGCGTGCGAGTTGCGCCGCGAGCTACGCCGTACCCACCGCGCCGCACTTCGCCTTGCAAACAAGGTGACCGCATGAATACCGCCGCGCTGATCGTGCTGATCTGTTTCGACGCCTACATGTGGCTGATCCACATCCCGATGCTGGTCATGGAGACGTTCGCATGAGCGTCGATCACATGCTCAGCCAGGGCGTGATGGAAAGCATCCACGCCACCACGCCCGGCCGTCGCACTCCCCGCAAACGCAACCCGCTGCCTGCCGCTCTCGGCTGGGCGGCCGTCGTGTTGCTGTCCCTTCTCGTGCTGGCCGCAGCCAGCGTTCCCGGAGCCTGAAATGCCAGAACTGCAACCCAAGATGCGCGACGCGTTGCTCGCCGCGTACCGCACACCCTCACGCAGCCTGCGTCGTGCCTGCGGCGGCTACATCGCGACCGGCGCACCCATCCGCACCAGCGGCCCCGTGCTGTACCAGGCATTCACCATCCGCACGCTCAACCGGCTGGAAAACGCCGGACTGGTTGCGTACGACACGCCAGAATTTCCCACCTGCATTACGTTGACCGATGCAGGCGTGCGCGAAGCCAATGAACTGGCAAAGGCGGACAGCAAGTGAGCCGCACTTTCGCCAACTTCATCTTCACCCAACTCGTGCAGCGCGTCGCCGCCAAACGTCCACCCAATTTCGTCGTGGGTGCCGAAGATCCACAAGGCGCGTACCTTCGCCGCTGGTATCTGCTGCCACGCAACCCGGTGTGCAACGTCTACCTGCACCACTTTCTGCGCGACGACGACGACCGCGCCCTACACGACCACCCCTGGGCGTGGGCAAGCCTGCTGCTGCGCGGCGAATACATCGAATGCACCATTGATGCCGGCGGAATTCACCGTCGCACTATCCGTGAAGCTGGCAGCCTCAAAATCAGCTTGCCAAGCCGTGCACACCGCATAGAGCTATTCAATACCGAGGACGATCCACGCCAAGGTAAAGACCCCTGCTGGACCCTCTTCATCACCGGCCCTCGCGTCCGCGACTGGGGCTTCCACTGCCCCGACCGAGGCTGGGTCCACTTCATGCGCTTCACCAAGCCCGGCAGCGTGGGCGAGCGCGGCCCAGGGTGCGACGCATGACGGCCAAAGCAAAACGCGCCGCCATGGGCAAACCAACCCGTGAAGTGAAGGCGACGCACACCGCGGTGCTGGTCACCAAGGCGATCAACACGCAACGACTCACAGCCGCGAATGCACACGGCGGCGCGTACATGGCCGCTAAGCGCCTGGAAAGCGAAAGGATCGCTGCAGACATCGCTGCATTCGAAGCAAACGGCGGCAAGGTGCAGAAGCTCGACGCACACGAAACCTCGCGCCCGCTCAATGGCGACTATCGCGACACCTTCACCATCAACAGCAGCAACCGCGGCCAGTTCAAATCCGCAACACAACGCCGCGCTCTCCCCGTCCACGCCGCCGACGAAATCGACGACGACTCCGACGAATAACCCCGCACCACACCAGGAGAACCACCATGACCCACATCACCATCCATGTGGCAGGCAACTTGCTCGCAACGCAACTAGCCAGCCTGCCCGCCAGCATCAGCAAGGCTCTGCCCGAACCGACCATCGACTTCACCGCAACCAAGGTCGGCAACGCCGTGGCCAGCGGCTTCACCAAGGTCACTGCCGAAGGCCTGCACCTGCCCTCCGACAGCGATCGCACCGATCATCATGCCGTCATCGATCACAGCACCGGCCTCATGTGGTCCGTTGCATCCCTTGGCGACCCTGCCGACGAAAACGACGGCATCACCCAGGAACACTGCATCGAACGCTGCAAGCAGCTGCGACTGCTGGGCTACGACGACTGGCGTTTGCCCACCCGCACCGAACTCGCTGCACTGGTCGACGACACGCGTCACGAACCGGCGATCGATACGAATCTCTTCCCGCACGTGAAGCCGCGTTGGCACTGGACCAGCACACCGGCTGCCTGGTCTTCGGCGTCCGCGTGGAGCGTCTATTTCGGCCTCGGCAGCGTCTACGACGGCCCCCGCGACAACGACGGGTTCGCGTTGGCCGTGCGTCGTGCCAGTCAGTAATTGGCCTCTTTGATCACCAACAGGAGCATCACCATGTCACCCATCACCCTTATCAAAATCGGCGCAGACGGCCAGCCCTTGCCGAATGACGCCACCGAGTGGGTTGCCGTTGAAGTCGCGGGCCTTGGCCTGCAGTTCACCGCCACCCAGATCAACGAAGAAGAAGAGTCCCAGGAAGACCTGCAGGCGCGTGCCAGCGCACTCGACCTGCTGGGCAAAACCGACTGGGATCTGCCCACCATCGAAGAGCTGCAGTTGCTCATCGATCGCACGCGCTACCAACCGGCCATCAACACCGACTTCTTCACCAACATCCAGAGCGATTGGTACTGGTCGAAGACGCCGGCTGCCTGGTCTTCGGCGTCCGCGTGGTACGTCGGTTTCGACGGCGGCCTCGTCAGCAGCTACCACCGCAGCGTCGGGTTCGCGTTGGCCGTGCGTCGTGCCAGTCAGTAATTTGACTCTCTGCTGATCTCATCATGCCCTCACGCTTCCAGCTGCCACCTATCGTCAAGACGGCCGAACGGCTTCTCGTTGATATTGAGAACGCCGTCAGGTCGTTTCCGCAGTACCACCGCCACAAGATTGGCAGTGATCTGCGGACTCAGGCCATGAAGGTTTACAACCTTTCCAATCGCGCCTGGCAGGACCGCTCCCATCAGCAGCGATGGGTGAAGCAGTTGAAGTGGGAAGTGGATGCGCTCAAGCAATACATGCAGGTAGCGAAGCTGCTGCATGCATTCCAAAGCTTTCGCCAGTTCGAAGCATTGGCCCGCGTCGCCTATGAACTGGGCTCTCAGGCCGGTGGCTGGTGCAAGAAGTTCGATACCCCCAATGCCCAGAGTGCATCAGGCAGCAATGCCGTCGTGCAGCGTGGCAAGAAACTGAGTACCTGCGCCGCCTCCACGGGGGCCAACCAATGACGACGCCACGCTACCAACACGGATGTGCGGCTGGGTCGCAAGAGCGCGGGGAAGCGGCTGCCTGGTCTTCGGCGTCCGCGTGGAACGTCAATTTCAACAACGGCAACGTCAACAACAACCACCGCAACAACAACGGGTTCGCGTTGGCCGTGCGTCGTGCCAGTGAGTTTCAGGGGGCCGTGCCGCTGCAATCGCTTTACCGTGCCTGGCGTCATGCGCGCCGGCAGAAGGTGCCCAGCCACAACCAGCTGCGCTTCGACAGCCGCTGGATGGACGGGCTGCTGCTACTGCAGGCGCAGATCCAGAGCAACACCTGGGCACCACGTCGCTCCACCTGCTTTATCGCCACCCGCCCCAAGGCGCGCGAGATCCACGCACCGGACTTCGCCGATCGCGTCGTGCACCACTGGCTGGTGCCGCAGCTGGAGGCACTGTACGAACCGCGCTTCATCCACGACAGCTACGCCAACCGTGTCGGCAAGGGCAGCCATGCCGCCGTGCGCAGGCTGCAGGCGTTCGTGCGCCAGGTACACAGCGGCCAAGGTGGCGGCTACTACCTGCAGCTCGATATCGCCAACTTCTTCAACAGCATCCACCGGCCCACGCTGTGGGCACAGCTAAAGCCCACCCTGCAGCGTGCCGGCATCAGCGCCGAGGCCCAGCACGTCACGCATGCGCTGCTGCGCCGTGACCCGGTGCGCGCCGGCGTGGATCTGCGCGCCACGCCAGAGGAACTGGCCGCGGTGCCAGCACACAAACGCCTCAGCAACGCGCCGGCCGGGTTCGGCCTGCCCATCGGCAACCTGTCCAGCCAGTTCTTCGCCAATGTCTACCTGGACGCGCTGGACCAGTTCGTCAAGCACGAGCTCAAGGCCACGCGCTACCTGCGCTATGTCGATGACTTCGTGCTGGTGCACCACGATCGCGAGCAGCTGGCCAGTTGGCAGGCGCGCATCGAGCTGTTCCTGCACACACGCCTGCGCCTGGCGTTGAAGGCCGACATCAAGCTGCGCCCATTGGGCGACGGCATCGACTTCCTCGGCTACGTCATCCACCCCACGCACACGCTTGCACGCCGCCGCGTGCTGGTGCATGCACGCGAGACCCTGCAGGCATGGGAACGCGCGCACGTGCGTCCAGGCGAGCTGCACGGCACGCCAAAGGACTTCCGACGCATCGGCAGCGTCATTGCCAGCTACCACGGCCACCTGCGCCACGCCAACAGCCACCGCCTGCAACAGGCGCTGCGCACTCGCTTCCCCTGGATCACCGCCGCCGCACTCCCGCGGCGCTTCTCTCACCGCCTGGAAGGCAGGCGCATTTCCATTCCCTATAGGAGCTGCACACCATGACAATCCAAACTATCCCGCTGGCCAGCCTGCAGCTGAGCACGCTCAACGCACGCAAAACCGGCGGCGAGAACGTCGCCGATCTCATCGCCTCCATCGAGGCCGACGGCTTGCTGCAGAACCTCACCGTGGTGAAGGCCAAGAAGGGAAAGTTCGACGTCGTCGCTGGCGGTCGGCGCTTGCGCGCATTGCAATCGCTGGTGAAGTCCGGCCACTTGGCTACCGACTACGAGGCACCGTGTCGCGTGGTGGACGAAGCCGTGGCCATGGATGCCAGCACAGCTGAAAACACCATCCGCGAAGCCATGAACCCGGCCGATGAAATCGCGGCCTACACTGCGCTCATCAATGCAGGGCGCTCCGTCACCGACATTGCCGTGCGATTCGGCCAGAGCGAGCGCCACGTCAATGGCATGCTGCGTCTGGGCACGGTGTCGCCGAAGATCCTCGACCTGCTTCGCAAGGACGAGATCCGGCTCGACCAGGTGAAGGCCCTGACCGTCACCACCGACCACGCTAAACAGGAGCACGTGTGGGAACAATCCGGTGACTTCGACAACGACCCCGATGACCTTCGCGCAGCCCTGACCGACGATACCGTCTACGGTGTCAGCAAAGTCGCGAAGTTCATCACCGTGGAAGCATACGAGGCCGCCGGCGGTGCGCTGCATCGCGACCTGTTCGGTGACGAAGTGTTCCTGCACGACCACCTGCTGGTCGAAAGCCTGGCGCTGGAAAAGCTGGAGCGCACGGCAGTCAAAGAGCGCAAGAAAGGGTGGGCATGGGTCGAGTGCCGTTTGGACCTGCCCTACAGCACCACCAGCAAGCTGGAATGCCTGCGCCACCCGACCGCAGAAGACAAGACCGTGGCCGGCGTGTTCGTCACCATCGGCCACAACGGCAAGCCAGAAGTCAGTGATGCCTACGTGCGCCCAGGCGATCGCAAGCGCGTGGAAGCCGGCCTCGAGGTCGCAGCGGCGCAGCAGCCTGGCCAACCCGCGCCACCGGCACCCGTCAACGACGAACTCAGCAAGCCGCAGGTCAACCGCCTGCTGGGTTGGCGAACGGCGATTCTACGGGCAGAGCTCGCACACAAGCCGCACATCATGTTGGCCGCACTGATTGCAGAGTTCGTCGAGGACCAGCTGGGCATCTACGGCGGCACCGGCATTGTAAAAGTGCATGGCCGCGCCACGCTCAACGAGGCGGATCAGATCAAGGGGTTCCGCGAGGCGCTAGCTTCGGGCATCAACAACGAAGCGCTGGAAACCCAGTGGACCGAGCGACTGCAGGCACAGCCGGATCTGTTCAATTACCTGCTGGAACAGGACACCGGCACGCTACTTCGCCTGCTGGCGTTCCTTGTTGCGCAGACCATCGTGGTGGACTCGCCGTCGGATACGGCTGATCAGTTCCAGGCGCTGGCCATGATCGATATGCGATCGCACTGGGCGCCCACCGGCGAATGGCTGGCCACGCTCAGCCGTGCCGCGATCCTGCGCATCCTGCGTGAAGCCAACGCCGCCGTCGACGCCGATCTCGAGGCGCTGGGCAAGCTGAAGAAATCGGAGTTGGTACCCAAGGCGGCAGAGATGCTGGCCAGCACCAACTACCTGCCGGAATGCCTACGCGGCGAAGCGGAGGTGGCGAAATGAGCCACGAAAATGTACTGGTGATCTATCACGGAAATTGCGCCGATGGATTCACGGCCGCATGGGCAGCGCGGAAGTATTTTGGCGATGGTGCCACCTATTACCCAGGCATCTATCAGGCGACGCCGCCCGACGTGACCGGCCGGGATGTTGTGCTTCTGGACTTCAGCTATAAGCGCGACGTGCTGCGTGAGCTGTCACTCAAAGCGCGCTCAATTCTTGTGCTCGATCACCACAAGAGCGCGGCCGAAGACCTGCCCAACGAAAGCAGGACCGGCGAGGAATTCGCAACCGTGCTGCGCATGGACGGGCATGGGTGGACAGCCCCGCGCACATGGGATTACGTGCAGGGCTGCGTTATTCAGGACCAGTACGAAGGCATCCGCAAGGCCATCATCTATGCCTACTTCGACATGCAGCGCAGCGGCGCCGGCATCGCCTGGGATTTCTTCAATCCGAACAAGCCGCGCCCTGCATTGGTCAACCACGTAGAAGATCGTGACCTGTGGCGTTTCGCACTTCCCGGAACGCGAGAGATTCAGGCCGCCGTCTTCAGCCATGAATACAGCTTTGCGCTGTGGGATCGCCTGGCAGCAACAGATGTGGAGGACCTGCGCACCGAAGGCGCGGCCATTGAGCGAAAGCACCACAAGGACGTAGCTGAGCTGGTGAAGGTCTGCAAGCGGCGCATGGTGATTGCAGGCCACGACGTGCCGGTAGCCAGCCTGCCCTACACGCTGGTGAGCGATGCAGGCCACCTGATGGCACAGGGCGAAGCATTCGCCGCCTGTTACTGGGATCTACCTGATGGCCGTCAGTTTGGTCTTCGTTCGGCGGAAGGCGGGATGGATGTCAGCCATATCGCCGCGAGCTACGGCGGCGGCGGGCATGCCAATGCCGCTGGTTTCAAGGTCCCGCGCACTCACGAGCTGGCCACCGCATGAGCACCACTCCCACTACTGAGAGCCAGTCAAATGCGGCTGTTGCCTGCCCCGTTTGCCTCGGGTTTTGTGGCGACGCTGGGGCCACGTGCGAGGAGCGATTCGCTGGCGGTGCGGCTACCTACGGCATCATCGACCCTGACTATGCCCGCATATTCACCATCGCTCGTGTGCTTGCTTGGAGCGAAGGCTACGCGCTGACCATGCACGGGTCGTTTACCCGCGATCTGGATCTTGTTGCCGTCCCGTGGACAGACAAGGCACGTGAGCCGGAGCACCTTGCACGGCGCGTTATTGAAGCATGCGGACTCAAAGACACCGCAGGCAATCCGGGGATCAAGCCGCACGGCAGGAAAGTGTGGACGATGCGGCTACCTGATTTCGGCGATCCTCGCTTCGTTGACTTTTCAGTCGTTGAACCCACCACGTCGCCCACAAAAGAAGGTGCAATCGGGGCCGACGCATCCGTGAGTACAGAGAGCTGGTACAGGGATTTTGTGGTGCCGATAGCCGAACTAGTCAATTGCCTGCCGAGCCACTGGCCGTCCGGCAACGCCCACATCATTCGTACCATCGAGGACCTTGCCAAACGCCCGGCGCACATCGTGGATGCTGCGAGGAAGGAAGTTCAGCAATATGCGCACTGCAAGGATGACTGGGGCACGGAGCGGTTTCACCCGTCAAATCAATGCAGGGTGTGCCAGTGGATGAACGATGGCGATGGCCCTGTTTACTACGTAAGGCATGAGGACTATCTGGCGGCTTTCTCGCACGCGTTACTTATGCCCTTGGCAGAGGCGACAGATGCCGTGGCGGAGGCAGCGGCGCGTGCGTTCTGCGACCGAACCACTGTTCCATATGACGAGCTCGGACCGCAGGGGCAAGCGGCGTGCAAGGACGACATGCGTGCAGTCCTAAAAGCATCCTGGAATGCGATTAGGGGTAGCAACGGATGACCGTCACCCGCATCCAAGTCACGGACATTCGCCCCGATCCCAAGCAACCGCGATCGCACTTCAGCGAGCCGGCGCTCAATGCGCTGGCCACGTCCATCAAGAAAGTTGGCCAGCGCACACCCATCTCCGTGCGCCGCCGGCGTGCGGGCGCCAACCCGCCCTTCGAAATCGTCGACGGCGAGCGGCGCTGGCGCGCCTGCAAACTGGCCGGCATCGAGACCATCCGCATCAGCATCGAAGAAGCAGACCTGGAAAAGCACGCCACCCAGCACCGCCTTTCCATCGTGTCCAACTTCATGCGCGAAGGCCACACGCACATGGAGATCTCCGAAGCCGTCAGCTACCAGGTGAACGCGGCCGTCGAAGCAGGCGAGACGCACGGCCAAGCCGTGGTCTCGCTGGCCGAAGACATCGGCAAGTCCACCGTGTGGGTGTATTCCTACCTGAAGCTGCAGAACCTGTGCGCCGCTCTGAAGGAACGCCTGCACCCGGACACGCCCAACAACAAGCGCCTGCGCTTCGTGGAGGCGCAGATCCTGTGCGACCTGTCCGCGGCCAACCAGCAGGATATCTACCGCCAGCTGCTCAAGGTCAAGCTGCCGGCGCGGCCCACGCTGGCCAAGCGCCTGGCCGAAGAAATCACCGGCCCACCACGTGCCGGCCGCCCACGCGACGACAAGCTCAAGATCGATCGTTTCGTGTCGCGCCTCACCGCCGATATCGAACGCACGATGGCGTTCAAGCAGAGCGCCTTCCACGACGCCATCATCCAGATGGACCGCACCGAGCGCAAAGACTTCCGCACCAGCGTCGCAGTACTCCTGGATGCCATCGATCGCGTCACCGCGCCAGCACCACAAGGACGCGCCCGATGAACACGACCGCAAAGCCCAGCCGCATCCGCGACCGCATCAACGAGCTAGGCGATATCGAACTGGCCGAGCTGATCACCGCGTTGAAGTTCAGCACCAAGCTGGAGCAATCCACCCTGCATCACGCCCAAGCTGAGAAGCGCCGCCGTGCGCGCCTGGCCAAGGCGAAGGCAGCCAGCTGACGTGATCGGTCCCGTCCTGGAATTTCCCGACCTGCAGAAGCTCAGCGGCTTTGACCGCCGGGCCGACGTGGAACGGTGGGCCAAGGACAACGGCGTGCCGGTGAAGGCCTGCCGGGGCGGCGTATGGACCACCTTGGCCGCCCTGAACCGAGCACTTGGCATTGGTTCCGCAAACGACGATGCTGCGCCCTACGGAGCGGACACGATATGACACAAGAACCTATCACCACGTTATACGCTGTGGGACCAGCCGGCGCTCTCGCGGTTGTTGGCACAAGCACTTCTGCCCTCCGCGCCGTTACCCGCCAGATGATCGATAGCGAAGAAGTGGCGCAAACCGCTATGCGCACTGTTTCAGCGAACATCTCCGCCAATTTCAGCATCCGCGTGCAAACCCCTATGAACAGCAAAGTTTGGCGCTTACTTTATCCGCCGGCCAAACGTCTTGCTGATCTCCGTCTGCAGGCCAAGCGCAAGGGTCGGCCAGGCTGGAAGCGCATCGCCTGATGGCACCACGCGGCCGCATCCGTAAGCACAACCCCAGCATTCCGGGCCACATTGACCAGGCGTCTTTGCCGGCTGGCGTCTACTGGGATCCATCCGGCAACGGTCGCTGGTTTGTGTTCGTAACCAAGGAAGGCAAACCCGCTCGCGAAACCATCGCTGGCGCCGGCGCCCGCAACTCAGATCTGCATCGATTTGTCGAGGAAGGCAAAGGCGGCCCCACCCACGGCACCGTCGCCTGGATGCTCGATCGCTTCCACGACAGCACCCACTTCAAGGGCCTGGCCAAAGCGACCCGCCGCGACTACGACGTCTGCCGCAAGGTAGTAGAAGACTTCCCCACCAAGCTGGGTATCAAAGTCGGCGCACTGGTCGCCAACCGGCTGGCCCAGCCCAACGTGCAGGCCATGCACGAAAAAATCGTCAGGCAGGGCACCCCGTCCAAGGCCAACCACGTACTGCGCTACCTTCGCGGCGTCTACAAATGGGCCGGGCCGCACCTGGGCATCAAGGACAACCCCGCACGGGGCATCCTGCAGGCCAAGGAGCGCAGCCGCCGGCGCCTGCCACCACCGGACGTGTACGCCGCCGTCGTGGCTTATGCACGCCACGGTGCCGGCCTCAAGGCGCACAGCAAGGGCTCCGTGCCCGCCTACCTGTGGGCCGTGGCTGAAATTGGCTACCTGTGCCGCCTGCGCGGCATCGAGACCAACACGCTGGTGGAAGCCCAGGGCGAACCCGCCGGCCTGCGCACCGACCGCCGCAAAGGCAGCCAGAACAACATCGTGGAGTGGTCGCCCCGCCTGCGGGCCGCGTGGGATGCCCTGCTGGCTAACCGCTCTGCCGTCATCAAGCGCCGTGGCATGCCCGAGCAGTTGCGCCCTGAGCACCGCTTCCTGGTCATTAGCGAAGACGGCGAGCCGTTGACTAAGTCCGGGCTGGACAGCGCCTGGCAGCGGCTCATCGCCAGCTGCGTGCTGCACAACGTAATCACGCTTGAGCAGCGATTCAGCCTGCACGACCTCAAGCGCAAGGGCGGCACCGACACCGCCGGCACCAAGGCCGACAAGCAACAAGCCCTAGGCGTCACCGAAGCCATGATGAAGGTCTATGACCACAGCCTGGCCGTCGTGAAACCATCGGATATGCCGTGAATTTTACGGAGGAATTTTACGGAGCAACGAAAAAGGCGCCCTTCCGGACGCCTAAGTCTTTGTTCTATATGGTGGGCTGTGAAGGATTCGAACCTTCGACCTATTGATTAAGAGTCAACTGCTCTACCAACTGAGCTAACAGCCCTGAAACTGCGTGGATATTGTAACAAGCCGCAGCGTATTCAGGAACCCGC